CTTACTAAAGATATAACAGATCAATTAGGTTCTGAAGCTTTTAAAAAGATGCAAGTTGCATCTAAATTATTGCCTACAGCAAGACAACAATTTAGAGATGGGACTAGATTATATAATGATATCTCAAGCACTTTAGGTTCTAAAGAGCTTGTTGAGCAAATGCGTAGTGGTTCATTTAACATCGCAAGGCCTGGAGCTTTAACTGGATTAACTCAAAAAGTAATTGGTAATGGTGGTACACCAACTGGTATAAAGAGATTAAAAAAAGCATTAGATGATACGCAATACAATCAAATCAAAACTCAAATGGGTAAAGAATGGTTGCAAGGTGCTTTGAGCAAAACTGGTTTTGATTCTATAAATCCAACAAAATTCAAACCAAATGAGTTTATAAAATCATTAGATGATTTAGGTGATACTGGCGTAGAGCTATATGGCAGAGCAGAATATAATAGATTAAAACAAGTTGCTAAAGGCTTTGAAGATTTGAAAATAACAAATCTTGATGAAGATGTAATAACACAAGCAGTTAGCCAAGGTCTTGATCAAGGCGTAGCTACTGCTATGCGTGGTGCATTAGATACTTTACAAGAAACATCAAGATTAAGAGATAGAAGTGTATTTACTAAAATAAGAGAAAATAAACTTGACCCTGAGGAAGCTTTAGATTTTGTACTAGCACCAGGAACAACTCGTGGTGACATCAGAGCTGTTATGAATTTTTATAAAGACAAACCTGCAGAACTAAAAACAATCCGTGGTGCTTATGTAGAAAATATGCTTGATAACGTAGGTGCTGTTACAAATGCAGATGGTATGAAACAACTAGCAAAAAATATTGCTAGAGCAGATAAAAGTAACAAGCTTGATATAGTTTTTCCAAATTCTGGAGCAACAAAAGATGTTGCTGGAAATATTAGAGATTTTGGTAAAATACTAACTAGAATATCAAATAATATACCAAAAGGCGACCTTGTTGCTGCAGGTATACTAGCTAATGTATTTAATAATGTTGGTAGAATTGCTAAAATGTTCGTTCTTGGCCAGTTATTTACTGGCAGAAAAGCTATGAAAGAGATTGTTGAAGCCTCTAAAAAGTTAGAAAATACAGCAAATCCAACTGTTGAACAAAAAAGAATATTTTTAACTGCCGTGTCTAATGCCTTCCGGCCAGGGCAAGCAATTGCTCAAACTACACAAGAGGGCGTGAGAGACACATCAAATCAAGTACAAGCATTATCTGAAAGTTCTGGTATTAATCAAGCCATTGGCAATGTAGTAAGCAATGCAACAAATCAAATGCAAGGCATACAATCAGTAAATCCAGCAACAAATGTTGGCAAGATAGATGTTACTCAGCCAGGTGTTGGTGCTTCTCTTGGTTTATCACCAACAGACCAAGCTATAGCATCTAGACGTAAGCCTCAATCACCACTTTCAGCTAACATGGAACAATTTGGAGAGTTATTTAACAGATGAACATAGATGAATTAAGAGAAGAATTAAAAGAAGATGAGGGCTGTAAGTACGAGATATATCTTGATCATTTAGGATTACCTACGTTTGGTATAGGACATTTGGTTACTGAATGGGACGAAGAATATGGAAAACCAGTAGGAACACCAGTATCAGAAGAAAAAGTGAATAACTGTTTCAAGGTAGACGTTGAAGGTACTATATCAGAGTGCCAAAAATTATTTAATAACTTTGATGATTTGCCAGAAGAAGTTCAAAAAATCTGTGCGAACATGATGTTTAATATGGGTAGACCCAGATTAAGTGGATTCAAAAAATTTATTGCCGCATTAGAAAATAAAGATTGGCAAGAATGTGCCGTTCAAATGGAAGACAGTCGTTGGCACAAACAAGTAACAAACAGAGCGAATCGCCTTATCTCAAGAATGAGAGCGGTCGAGAGTACCTAATCCTAAAGTCTTAACATTACTGTTAACTTCATACTTTTCATACTCTGTATCAACCATCAAACCAATTTGTTGACGTATATTTCTTCTTTCTTTTTCGCAAATAATTTTAAGTTTATTATATGTAGACAAATCAATTCCTATTGACTTGAATCTTGATGGGTCTGCCATTATACTACCTCCATGAATTATAAATACCCAATTATACCCAATAAAACCCGAAGACCCAACAAATATTTTGCGAAAAAAACTGTCGCTATGGGATTAAAGTTTGATAGCAGATGGGAAGCAGAGCGTTGGGGACAATTAAAATCTATGGAAAGAGCTGGTGTAGTTGATCAATTAGAAAGACAAGTTAAATACGAACTTAAAGTTAATGATGTTAAAATATGTAATTACATAGCAGACTTTACATATTTATTAATTGAAGAAGATGGCTCATCAAGGTTTATAGTTGAAGATGCTAAAGGTGTCCTAACGCCAGAATTTAAGCTTAAAAAAAAGCTTATGCTCGCCATACATAACATAGATATTTTACTTAGTTTCAAAAAAAAATAATATTCTGTATTGACAAGCAGGATTTGTGTGCCTATGTTTTAGGTATCTAGTGTCTATTTTATAAAAGAGAAAGGAATAATTATGGATTTAGATTTTTTAAGCATGCCTTTACAGGATGTGTTCAAGTATCGTGAAGACTTGAAAGCACAAATCCAAGCGTTAAAGGATAAACAAACTATTCTTAATGATGATCTTGCTATCAGATTTGGTAATACAGCAAGAAACAAACTCATTGAGGATGGTAAAGATTATGGCTCTATTACGTTAAATGAAGAGGGCTATAAAGTAAAAGTAACTCTAAGGCAGAAAGTCACTTGGGATCAAGAAGGTCTTGCACAAGCTTTGATGAATATGGATCAAGATGATGCTAGACACTATGCTAGGATTACCTATGGCATTGATGAGCGTAAGTACAACAATGCACCTCCTGCCGTAAAGTCAAAACTACAAGAACACAGAACTGTAGAAGTAACAGGTGCAAGTGTTGATATCACGGAGGGTAGCAATGGCTCTTAAAATTATTTCAGCTGAAGAAAGATTAGCAGAAAAAAGAGGTCATAAGATTGTAGTCTGTGGTCAAAGTGGTGTGGGTAAGACAACTCTTGCCCGTACTCTTGATCCAGATACTACTCTATTTATGGATTTAGAAGCTGGTGATGCCGCTATTGAAAGATGGCCAATTGATGTTATTCGCCCAAAAACATGGGAAGAGTGCAGAGATTTTGCTTGTTTTCTTGGTGGACCTAATCCTGCTTTGACACCAGAGCAACCATACAGCGTTGTGGAATATGAAAGAGTTTCACAAATGTATGGTGACTCTATTGCCATGATGCAGAAATACGATTCTATTTTTGTAGACAGTATTACTGTGGCTGGTAGACTTTGTTTTCAATATTGTCTTGGACATGCTGATAATAAATCAGATAGAACAGGCAAGATTGATACAAGGGCTGTATATGGTATGCAAGGTCGTGAGATGATGTCATGGCTTACTCATTTGCAACACATCAGAGATAAAAACGTAATCTTTGTTGGTATCTTAGATGAAAAGGTAGATGATTACGGCAGATCTGTATACGAACTACAAATTGAGGGAGCTAAAACTGGCCGTGAACTTCCAGGTATTGTTGATGAAGTTATTACAATGGCTGTAATGCCAAGTGAAGAACATGGTCCATTTAGAGCCTTTATTTGTCAAACACTTAATCAATGGGGTTATCCAGCAAAAGATAGGTCTGGTCAATTAGAGATTATTGAAGAGCCTCACCTTGGTAAGTTGTTGGCAAAAATTAGCGGAAGATCGACAGAAAAAAATGATTTAAATTTTGTTGATCCAAATACAATCAATTCTAGCGAAAAGGAGACAAAGTAATGATTGATTTTAATGAAGTTCCAAACGATTCAAACAACAGTTTTGAATTAATTCCAGCGGGTACTGTTGCTCGTGTTATTTTAACAATGAAAAGAGGTCCTGAAGTTATTCCAGACTACTCTACTCAACCTCTGTTTAAACAAGGTCAGACTGGCACAAAATGGCTTGAATGTGAGTTCACAGTCGTTGGTGGAGCTTACGACAAGAGAAAGTTTTGGCAAAACATCATGGTTGATGGTGGCAAGATTAATCCAGAAAGTGGCATGCCTTGGTGTAAAGAGATTGGCATTAGAACTTTTAGAGACATTATCAATAGTGCTTTTGCTTTAGACCCAAATGATACATCACCAGAAGCAGCAAATAGAAGAAAGGTAAATGATCTTACTGCTTTAGATGGTGCAACCTTTTGTGTGAAAGTTGCTGTTGAAAAAGGTACAAATGGTTATGCAGATAAAAATAAGATGTTAGTTGCATTAGCTCCAAATAGTAAGGAGTACATTGGTGTAAACACACCACAAATGCAACAACCAGTTGGACAACCTCAAGTAACACAACCTAATGTGGCTCAACCACAAGTACAGCCAACTGCTAATAATACTGTACCTAATTGGGCAAAACAATAGGTTTCTAGATTTCTAGCGGCAGGACACCTTTCTCGTCTGCTAGAGTCGGTTTTGGGTAGCACCGATGCCGCAAAGCTACCCAACATTTTAGGAACACAAACATGATTTTAAGACCATACCAACAAGTGGCAGTAGATGATGCGTCAACTGCTTTAGACAAACATAAAAACACAATTGTGGTTGCACCAACAGGTGCTGGTAAAACTATTATGTTGTCTGCTTTGGTTGGCAAAAGATTTAAAAATGGAAACAAAGTTCTTATTTTGCAACATAGAGATGAGTTAGTAAGACAAAATAGAACAAAGTTTTTAAGAGTAAATCCAAACATCACCACTAGCATTGTTGATGGATCAGAAAAAGACTGGTCTGGAAGTACAATATTTAGCATGGTGCAAACACTATCAAGAGAAAACAATCTTAATAACATCAATCATTTTGACTTGGTTGTTGTAGATGAAAGCCATCATGCAGTAGCAGACACATATGTTCGTATCATTGATAAAGTTAGACAAGCAAATGAATCCGTTGAGATTATTGGCTTTACTGCAACACCTAATCGTGGTGATAAGAAAGGTTTAAAAAAGGTATTTACCAACTGCTCACATCAAATTGAGATTAGCACATTAATTAGAGAAGGCTTTCTTGTTCCACCTAAAACATATGTTGTTGACGTTGGTGTGCAGAAGGATTTAGAAAATGTTCGCAAGACTGTAACTGATTTTGATATGTCAGAAGTCGAAAAGATTATGAACAAAAGAGCCATTAATGAAAAGATAGTTGAAGAATGGCAAGATAAAGCTGGCGAAAGAAAGACAGTAATCTTTTGTAGCACCATTGTTCATGCACAAGATGTGTGTGATGAGTTCAGACGTAAAGATATTAGAACAGAAATTGTTACTGGTGATACACCAAGCGAACAAAGAAAACAAATCTTACATGATTTAGAACATGGTGATGTTCAAGTTGTAGTCAATGTTGCAGTATTAACCGAGGGATTTGATGCCCCACCAATAAGTTGTATTGTTTTAACAAGACCATGCTCATACAAATCAACTATGGTGCAGATGATTGGTCGTGGTCTTAGAACAGTCAATCAAGAAGAACACCCTGGCATTATTAAAACAGACTGTATTGTTCTAGACTTTGGAACAAGCGTACTTACTCATGGCTCATTAGATGAAGGCGTAGATCTTGATGGAGCACAAGCGAACAAAGCTGGTTCTGCTCCAACTAAAGTATGTCCTGAATGTCAGTCAGAAATACCTTTGTCATCAAGAGAGTGTGCTATTTGTGGACATGAGTTTGGCACACAAGACAAAGAAGTTCTTGATGATTTTGTGATGACTGAAGTTGATTTAATTGACAGATCACCATTTAGGTGGCTTGACCTATTTGAAAATAAGAGATGTGTCATGGCTAGTGGCTTCAATGGATTTGGACTGGTTGCACATTTAGATGACCTATCTGTAGCCCTTGTAAAGCGTAACAAAGGGCGTTTAAGAGTTATTAGTGTTGGAACTAAAGAACAAGCAGTTGCGTCTGCTGATGACTTTCTCAGAGGTATTGAAGATGGTGATGGTTCAAAGAAAGGTAAAAGATGGTTAAATCAAGGCGTGACACCAAAACAAAAGAACGCTTTGGGTATGTTAGGTCAGTATATTAGACCAATGGATTTTAGTTGGAATAAATACAAAGCAGCTTGTTGGTTAAATTATTTGTGGAACAAAAAAGATATTGATGCAAAAATTTTAAATTATTATGAAGGAGATGATAATGCAGCGTAGTGAAGCTTTAAAAAAAGTAGATCTTATAATTAATGGACCAAGAGCCAAATCTCATGGAGATGCAACAGAAACACACACATACATAGCTCAAATGTGGAATATTTTATTAAGAAAAAAATTAAAAGAACCATTAGATATACATGATGTATACAGAGCTATGATTGGTATTAAACAAATTAGAAATAGTCAGAATCCAAAAGTTGAAGACAATATGATTGATATTATTGGGTATGCGGCATTAGCAATAGAGGCAAAAGATGGCAAGAATGGAAGTTGAATACACTCTTCAAGAAGAAAATGATGTGGGTGTTGAAAATTTTAAGTTTGGTAAGATGTTCGTTCAGTTTAATTTTGCAGACCCTATGGACATAACAGTTGATAAATTAAACAGAAGTTTAGATCGTATTTGTAATTTAAATAAACATGAAGTTTTAGGTCTTAGTTTTGTAGCTAAGTATGATGAAGTAATTATAGCTGAAGGTTCACTTTATGCAGAAGGAGAAGGTAGATGGATTACCCCAGTATCGGAGACGATTCACTAAGAAACTTAACTAAGTTATTTGCAAGATTTAGTTGGGATAAAAGGCTCTGTGATTTAACAGAAGAAGAAATAAAAGCAACAGTAACAATAATTCAATTCTCAAAGAAGGTAGAGGAAGATGAACAATTTAACAAACAAGAACTCGACGGATTACTTCTTAAATATGTCCACGGAGAAAGTAAAGAATCAAAACAAGATGAAATCCCCTTTTGAAGAAGTTATTGATAGTACTATTGTAGAGAAAAACAAAAGAGAACCTAGAAGAAGATATCTAGGTGGATCTATGTTAGGCGATAAGTGTGCTAGAAAAATACAATACACATATATAGGTCAAGAGCCTGATGAAGAAAAACAATTTACTGCACAAACTTTAAGGATATTTCAGTTAGGTCATGAACTAGAGAATAGCATGTCTGGTTGGATAAGAAATGCAGGATTTGATTTAAGAACTATGGATAGTAATGGCGAACAATTTGGTTTTTCTGTAGCCAATGATGAAATAAAAGGTCACATAGATGGCGTGATATGTGGTGGTCCAGTTGATGTAGGCTATCCAATGCTTTGGGAATGCAAATCTGCTAATGAAAAGAAGTTTAGAGATTTTAAGTTTAAAGGCATAAAGGCTAATCCAACTTATGAAGTACAAGTGGCTTTGTATCAGGCTTATATGGAATTAACAGAAAATCCATGTTTGTTCACAGTTATAAACAAAAATACATGTGAGATATTTTATCAACTTGTTCCGTTCAATCAAGAACTTGCACAATACGCAAGTGATAGAGCAGTTGACATATTAAGAGCATCAGAACAAAAAGAGATGTTACCGAGAATTGCACAAAACAAAGATATATTTGATTGTCGTTTTTGTCAGTTTTCAAATACTTGTTGGAGTGGGGAGTGATGGCGATACGGAAGGTAGCAAGGTATCGCCATCGTAGGAGATGGTAATGAATATTGTTAAATTTGGCAATAACAAACGGAACATGGACTCAAAAGAACTTGTTGAATTAATAAGTGAAAGAGTTCCATCACATGTTCAAATAAATTTACTTAAAGAAACTTATCCACAAGGTGTGATAAGAGGGGATCAATTTACTATTGGTTCTCTTGGTGGGGAAGCTGGTAAGTCATTAAAGATTGATATAAATCCTAGATCTCCTTACTTCATGAAAGGTCAAGATTTTAATGGTGCAGATGGCGTAGGAGGCATTGTTAAGATATTGATGGAAGGTAGAAGAATGAAATTATCAGAGGTAAGAGAGTTATTTGCAAATTACATTGATGATAATATTCCAACGCCAGTTGAAACAATAAGCTCCATAATACAACCAGAAGCAAAACAAATTAATATTAATACACCATTTGATAG